ACGAAGGCTCCGGAGATCAGCCCGACGGCTGCGTATCCGGCTTGCTTGGACCCCGGCAACTTGAACTTGCCGATGCGTGCCTTGACCCACTCCTGAGCCGCTGTGTCGGCTTCATCTCGAGTGTCGGTGGTGCCGGTCTCCTCATCGATGAGGAACACCGGTTTGGGATTGGCCTCGTAGATCGCAGAGCACTCACCGCGACGCTTGTCCTGCGCGGCTTGAACCGCGACTCGCTCCTCTGGAGACATCTTGACGTACTGGGCTTGTGTCACCCGAACATCTCCTGGATAGGTCGGCCACGGGACATCCGGCCGCGTCGGCGTGACCTTCCCTCCGTGGAGCCACCCGGTGGGTTCGTACGACATGAGCTTGGCTTCCCAACGGTAGCCTTCCACGTCGTCGCCCAGGATACTGATGTTCCAGTAGGCACTGTACGCGTCGCGGGGGTAGTCGAAGACGTTGATGAGCGCAACTTTGCGCGGTTGTTTGGTTGCCATGGGCCTCTCCTAGTCTTTCGTGAGCATGTTGATCACGATCGGATCCGTCATGTCGACGAGCATCCGTTCGTACAGTTGTGGGTCTTCGAAACGTACCAGCGCGTTGGAGTGGTCACCTGCGAGAGCTCTCCCGACGAGCGACTTTCCATCCGCGGTGTAGAACTCGCAGAGTGCGGCCTTACCCTTCGCGACGACCTCGACCTTGCCGATGGGCTCAAACACGATACGCTCACCCTTCAGCCCGACCGCGTACTTGTCGGACATCCGGACAGCGAACAACAGGTTGCCCTTGTCGTCGAGTACCTTGAGCATCGCGCGCTCCAGGAGCTTCGCAACAGCTTCAGCCTGTGCCCGCCTGACGATGTCACCGAACTGGATGTCAGCGCTCATGAAGCCTTCTCCCGAGTCTCTTCGACCTCGGCGATGAAGTCCCCCGTCGCAGGATCACGGTGTCCGCGCATGGTCTTCTTCGTCACCTTCGCCAGCGGCATGTTGATGGTCGCGTCCTCGAGGTGAACGTGAACGTCCGCTTGCACAGGTGGTGTCCTGATGATCGTGTCGCCGGTCTTGACGACGATGGTGCCGTCTCGTTTGGAAGTCGTCGCGTTCTGCGACGGTTGCTTCGAGGCACCGGTCTCGCCGTCGGGCGCGCTGGCATTGGGACCGACCTCCGGGATGGCCTTCATCTCCTCCTTCAACTTCTCTTCCATCGGTGGGAGTTTGAGCTGCCCACGGACCTCCTCGGGATGCAGCACTTTCGTGGAGATGTAGATCTGCGACGTCTGGGCGGCCTTGAGCGGATCCAGGACCTGGTTGAACCGCCACGCGAACTTCACGTTCGGGCATTGCAACCGGTACCAGATGAGGGAGTTGAACTGCGACGTCAACCACCGTAGGAGTGGAAACAGCCCTTCCTCCTTGGCCGCGCTGGACGCCTGCTCTGCCGTCGACTTGTTCTGGTCCTTGATGAACGCCGAGGGGCTGATCGAGAACGCGAAGCAGATGATGCGAGAGAGCCACTCGTCGTACTGATCCTTGAGGACGGCCTCTTTCGGGAAGATGACGTTCTCCGTCTTCGGGATGAACTTCATGTGGCGCCTCTGTCCGGTGTTTCCCTCCATGAGGGAGTCCCACCACCCCTGGAACTGCTTGATCTGGTCCGAGCTCCAGGTGTCAGGCACCGACACGAGAGCTTCAGGAACGTTGCCCTCCGTGTAGAACTGCAACTGGTGGAGCTGCCGCCGCATGGCGATGTTCACCGTCATGATGATCTGCTCGACCGGCGAGTAACCGTACAGCTTCCACGTCCGCGGGTTCCTCATGACGTAGATGAGCTCCTCCTGGGTGTAGTTGACAGCCGGGATGCCATGCAGGACCTGTTGGTAAGCAGGGTCCGGTGCTCCCGGGGTACGACCCGACTCGTCGATCATGCGCGTGATCGTGCTCGGGTCGACCAAGTCGAGCCCGTACAATTGGCCTCCGCGCGTCTGCCGTGGGTAGATGCAGACGGCGTCGAGCACCAAGAGGTCCTCCAGGTACGCGCGTAGCCACTGCGACCAATTCCACTCGCGGTTGGGGTACTCGAAGAAGTCCGACACCTTCTTGGCCTCCTCCGCGACGGACTCCCGGCTCGCCTTCTCATCGCGCGGCAGGATCTCCCACTCGTACGACTCGATCTGATCCTTGCGGGTCTCGAGCACCACGCGCAACAGGTCGTAGGACTCGGCTAGTCCGCGTAACTGCCCGAAGGAGATGGACTCGTTCGCGCGCGGGTTGTAGTTGATGTTCTGCCCGACTGGGTAGTCGAACTGTCGTCCGGCAGTACCCTGATCCGGCGCGTCAGCCATCGGAGCGATCGGTTGCAACGGACCGAACCAGGTCCGTGGCGTGACTCCAGCGATCAAGTACTGCGCGACTTCAATGATGCGGAGACCAAGCCCCGGCATGGCCCGTTCCTGCTCTACCATCGTGATGTCCCGCCCCATGTCACGTGTACGAGTAGCCATTAGGCTCTTTCCCACCTTCCACCACGGATGAAACCGTGATCGCTACAAGGGTAATGTGATTGTAGGCTGGGTTCGATGTGCAACGGTTGCCACGAGTGAACGTCCCACTTGGGGCCTTCCCACGCTGCGGCAACCGTGAGCTCGGTTTTGAAATGGATCGCTCCGGCGTGCCAACCATCGCGCTCGGGGTCAGCCGCGTACTCGTGGTAGTTCGGACAGCGATGTCGGACGATCGCTCCGACGATCGGTTGCTGCTTGATCAGGATCGACAGATGACCCCACTTCGCAGCGTTCTCGGCGATGTCGAAGTCCGGACCCCAGATCAGGAACTTGTACGAGTGGTCGAGTCCGAGGTCGGTCCACACCTTCGTATCGAGATCAGCTGGGTGTGGAATCATGCGACGGCCTGCACTGGTTGCTTGGCATCGTTCGCGGCAGACTGTTCCTTCATGGCCGCGACCTGCTGTTCGAAGAAGTCGAGGAGACCCTGTCCTGCCAGTGTCGGACGTGCGTGCGAGTAGACCAGTGACTCGAATTCGTCAGGGCTGCGCTTCAGGCGCTTGCTGGCGATGATCTCGTCCTTCGTCTCGATCTTGATGCCCTGGCTCGTGAGCTCCCACTTGTACGCGCACGCCTGGGCAAGTAGCTCCTGGCCGTCGGCTTCCGTCTCCGTGACGATGGCAAGCTCGATGCCCGAGCTGGGGTCGAGGTCTTCACGCAGACGCCAGATCCACATCGAGTGGTTGTTCTTGAACCCGAGGGCGCCCTTCTCTCCTGGCCGTGGTCCCTTGGTACGAGCGTCCTTGTCGCGTTCCGTGCCGTTCATCGGGATGACCTTGAACGACAGCCTAGCGAAGTCCACCGGAGAGGAGCCGACACCGATGACGTCGATGCAGCAAACCGTGGTAGGGGAGCACGGCTGCTCGCTCATGAACGCGACCACACTCGGACCGTCCGGAGTCATGATCCCAGGCTTCTTCGCCGGAGTCCAAAGCACGTGATCGTACCGTGGCGTTAGCACAGTGTTGTCGGCTCCACCACGAGCAACGTCGACACCCAGCTGGGTCATGGACGACGTAGGCCTCACACCCAACCGTTGTGCCTTGAGGGCCTTGCCCCTGTCCAGTGCCTTCTGGAACCAGTCCGTCTTGATCACCTGCCATGGGTCGTCCGTAACCCCTGCGTCGAAGTCGCCGTAGAGCATCATGCTGCGGAGCGGCTCTGGGAGCGACTGGAGCACCCGCTCGTACCCCGTACGCACGTACGTAGGGTTGTCGCGGACACTTGCTCGGAAGAACGTTCGGCTGAGGGGTCGGATGGTCTCCTTGTACCCCGTTCGTGGGTTCGTGGCTTCGAAGGGTGTGCCATCGAGGCACTCGATCTCCTGCCCGTCGGGCAGCGTAGCGTAGTAGCGCAGTTCTCCGTCCTTCGCGCGCTTGCCCTCGTACTTCTTGTCGAGCCAGGGAGCGAAGAACTTGATGACCCAACGGCCCTCTGCCGTCGTAGGCGGGTTCAGGGTCATGATGGCTCGAACCCTCTGTCCCTCCACGTCCGTCCGTAGCCATCCTAGCAGGAAGCGTACCTGGGCCTCCTGGAAGGTCTCGACTTGGTCGAAGCCGATCAGGTCATGTGGACGGCCCATGTACTTCATGACGTCGTCGTAGAACTGCACAGCGCCAAACTCAATGAGGCGCATTTGTGCTTCGCCAGTGAGGGGGTTGGTCCCGAATCGGATCCGCCAGAGCTTGTCCGTACCGTTGTACTCACCCAGGTGCCCGAACATCTCCCGGGACCGTTCCTCGATCCCCTTGAGCTGTGGGTATTCACGCCGGAAGATGATCGACTTGAGGTGCTCTTGGTGAGCAAGGCCCAATGGTAGGTCGGTTTTGCCTCCACCGGCCTGACCACCGTAGCCCGTGATGTCTGCCTGCGACTCGCGAGCCAGTCGCTGTGGGTTGGCCTTCCACGTTGCACCCGCCCATGGTGAGGCGCCACCGTTGTACGGTGTGTCGTAGTCGACTTTGTACCCGTCGGTCCAGTGATCAGGGTTGACCCGCCACAACAGCTTCCGGCGAGACAGCTCTGCCTCGAGTTCTTCGAGAGGTGGAAGCGTTAGTTCCACAGATGCCCTCCGCTGGGCGCCCCGAGCGCCGGCCACTCTCTAAGGCTCGCCACCTGGCCGCTCAGACGCGTGCATGGGTACAGGGTCACGGGGCAGTCACCTGTGACCCATGACCAGCTGGGGTAGGGGGTATGGGTATGTGGTATCCATCACCATCCATATCCCTCTCTACTTCCAGTACGTTACCCTGGTTCATCTTCTTGTGGAGTTCAATCAGGGTACGGATTTCGGTTTCGTTGAGGTTCTGCAACCCATCCGGATTCACACCACCCTGTTGATTCAGGGTCTGATTCAGCTCGATGTAGGAAAGGGTCGGCATCTTGACGTGCCAGTAGGAAGCCGCGTACAAAGCGCATTGCATCCTGATGGCCAATGGCACAGTGAGATGGGTAGCGTCCTTCGTCTTACGCCAGAACCATTTGTCACTGCGAGGATCCTTCTGGTACCGTTCGTACTTGTCGTACAACTGATCCCAGAAGCAGAAGGCGAAGAACTCGAGAGGAGTCATCCCTGTCTCTTCGAGATGCTTCACTCTCCATACTGTGAGGATGTGTTTCGTACCTGGTTGTTTGCCTTGTGGGTATCCCGACTGGCCTTTTTGGAAGCCGTACTTCCTAGGCGCTGGGGTAGGGGATGAGACGAGCGACGACCCGGACGGTGGACCGTTCTCCTGCTTTGGACCCTGGGTGGAAGTCGCTACGGGGGAATCCATATGCAACCAAACTCCCTATTTGTCTACCCACTTCTGAGTAGTATAGAGTACATCGAATGGGAAATCAATAGTCCATCTCGAACCTGCCAACCATATGCATTCGGCGGTACCGATCTCTCTCACCATCTATGAGCCTATGCTCTCTCTCTCTGAAATAATAGGAGAAGAGGAATAGCCTATTCTAGTAATAAGCCTATCTATCTATACCTATATAACCTATTTTTAGTAGATAGAATATAGGATAGATAGTAGGTCAACGTGATCCCATTGACCCACTTACCCAGCGCTCATATCCATTTGATTTTCAACTTGATTTCCTAATGGGTACCCTGTATAATACTAGCTCGACAAACGGAATGTATGGGTATGGACACAGCCGCGTTCTTCCATTTCCTTCAAGGCACGACTCCCGCAGGTCGGATCTTGTCGGTCATCCATTTCGCAACCCAGTCGGGTAACCCCACGGTCAAGCACTTTCCAAATGCAGACATCGCTGCTTCATATGCTATCTCTGCTGACGCACAAAAGGAAGACGTGTACGCTAGGGTTACCCCACTAAAGCACATCCCTGCTAGTGGCCGTGGAAGGAAAGAAGACACCGCGGGTACCAGTGTACTCTGGATCGACCTGGACAGCAAATCCGGACGTACGAAACAGCAGAACCTGGACATGTTGCGTACGTATCCTCTACCGCCTACGCTGATCATCGACAGTGGTAACGGTCTCCATGCGTATTGGAAACTGGAACGTTTCCTGGTTCGCAACCTGGATATGGTGGAAGGTCGTAACCGTGGATTGGCTCACATCTTCAACGCGGATCACTGTTGGGATCTCAGCCGGGTGCTCAGACCACCGGGTACTCACAACTGGAAAGACGCATCCAACCCGAAGCCTGTCACGACCCTGGATTACTTCCCGGAACGTATCTACCAGGCGGATCAGTTTGCTGCCGCAGCTGAATCTGTCGATGCGAAACCGCAACAGCAGTACGAAGTCGAATCGCTACCTGAGTCGTTTCTGTCTGACGCTCCTCAACAACTACGTGATCGTATCACCACACCAGCTGCTGACAGGTCCAGCAACGATCATGCCATCGCTGTACAGATGCTCCGGCTCGGATTCAACCCAGGTCAGGTAGCATTCGTTCTGTCTCATCCTGATTGGCCATCGGGTGAGAAGTTCCGAGCTGATGGTGTACGGTTCGATTGGGCATACCTGAACTCCACTGTTGCGAACGCTGTCGGGGTTGTAGAGAAAGAGCAGTCCACCACGATATCGTTTTTGCAGCAGGTGTTGAAGGACAAGAACCTCACCGATACTGACAAGGCGAACCGTACCCTAGAAGCTCTCGAACGGGATGGTCACCAGATCGTCTGTGATGGAAAGCAGCTCTTCGTCATCGACAAGGAAGGTCGATTCGTTGACGATGTCGAAGCCTGGTTGTCGGTACAAACTGGTACATCAACCAAAGCTGGAGCGTTTCAGGTGCTCCTGGGTATGATCACACCCATCCTCATGCAACCGGATCACCCCCGGCGTACTGAAACCGTCTTACCGTGGTGTGCGTTTCACGAGAACAAGCTCCGTGTGTGTATGGAGAACCGAGTCATCATCACAGACCGACACGGTACATCCGAAGTCAAGAACGGCAACGATCGTATCATCCAACTCCCCTGGGTGTTCGGTTCGAAACCGATTTCGCTCAACCCCGACGTCTCTGCGAAAGCTGGATTGCAGGTGTTCCATGATGCGTTTAGTCGATACCTGGCAGTCGATCCGAAGCTCAAGTCTTTCCTCACGGCGTATGCTCTTGCGTTACCTTTACTCAGGGGTATGCCTTTCGAAACCTTCCCTGTGCTCCACCTCACGGGGGACTTCGGACGAGGCAAGTCACAGACGTTGAAGATGATCACAGCCTTCCTGTACGGGGTGTGGCAACTTCAATCCATCACCATCGCTGCTGCGAATCGGATCGCACAGAGAGAGATCCTCCTACCTTTCGACGATTACGAGACCCTTCATGACGACCAACGGAAGTTCATCCTCAATGCAGCGACTGGAGCTGCTTACACGAAAGCATCTGGTACGTACGGTCAGGGATCTGAAGCCTCTTCGGTACATGTTCCGATTGCTCTCACTAGTAAGAAGAGCCTTTCGGGTAAGAACCTCCGTCGTCGAACACTTGAGATCGAGATCGATCACGTCAAGTACCCCTGCGACAAGCTACAGGAAACGGATTGGGAGTATCTCGTCACACAACGGTCGTTCATCTGGTCAGGGTACTTCAAGTTCGTTCAGGAACACATTCTCCCGGAAGTGTACAAACTCCCTGCACGGGCTGGTGAAGTTGCGAAGAAGCTTCCAGATGAGATGTGGGTTGGTCTCCGTGGGTTCCTTTCCCTTCTGGAACTGATCGCTGAGAAGATGGAGTTGGTACTCCCTGGTGCCTGGGGTACCGTGAAGGTGGAAGATTGGTTCGAAGCGTTGTTCAAGGTCGAGATGCAAGACGACGAATCCGAAGACCAGGTGCTCGATGCACTCCACAAGCTGTTCAACATCTACGAACGGTCACCCAGGATGAACGGTGCGATCATCCTACCCGGACATCTCCAAACGTACTGGGGGTTGAAGATCGAACACGAGACGAACACCCTGGTGGGTACTGCATCCGATTGGCATCAGACGATGGTGCATTTGGTACAGTTCAAGGAGTACAACGTCCGGCAGCTGGGTATCGAGTTCGGTCGTTTAGCAAATGGTGAGAAGGGTGCGAAGTCATCGTTCACCATGGCGAGACGCAAACGTGGGGCTGACAACATCTGGATCGTCTCTCGAAAGCACGACGATCTCCAAACGGCGCCCCACTTGTAATCAGATGGGTTCCCAGGTATAATACAACATCACCAGACTGAGTACACTCATGCGCCACGAACACCTGAAGGAAATCGTTTCCGATCCGGAATGGCAAAAGCTCCGCAAAAGCCTTTTGGGCAAATGGAGACTCCACGCTGTCGAGAACCTCGACGTACTGAAAGCGTACCTGGGTGACCTGTCTGCGGTCAATCGTGAGGATCCGAAGTTCCTGCGAGTGTTCAACTACCTCACAGGTTCCGGATTCCGTATCGGAATCATCTCTCACCCGGCCATCGATGAGTACCTGACGAAGCTGCGTCAGATCCGTTATGGTGCCCAGGTACAGGTCGAACTCGACAAGCTCGAAGCCAGAAAGGCCAAGTTGCTCGAGAAGGTGTCGTAAGTCGGTTCTGTAAAATCGGGTATACGACGAGTTCACGTACGGGTCAACATACTAAGGTTGGCCCAACTACCAGGGGAGTTGAAGAATGCCACGGATCGTTGTACCGAAAGTGTTTCTCATCGCCGAAACGTCGATGGTGGACTGGACTACTCCGCCCATGATCGACCGATCCATGCGAGGTGACGTAGGGTACCGTGCGTTCTTGGAATTCCTTGGCGTACCGGACTGGCATACGGATGCAGCTTCCCCAGCCGAGGAGTTGATCGAAGTTGCAGGGAAGTCGTGTTACATGTCGTTCTCGACCGATCTGAACAAGAACCTGACGAAGGTCGGAACTCGTGGCAACTTCGACTACATCCAGGACGCCCTGATCAAGACCAAGCACGGATCGGTTCTCGAACACGCCACGGTGACGTTTGCGTTCGTCGACGTGTCACGTGTCTTCACTCACGAACTGGTTCGTCATCGAGTAGGTAGTGCGTACTCCCAGGTCAGTGGTCGATACGTTCGAACGGACGAGATCGGCTACTTCCTTCCGAAGGTGATTCGAGAGAGCCACGATGCGGTCAACATCTTCGCTGAAGCTTTCGAGACCATGGAGAACTGGATCTACGATCTCGAGCAGAAGTTCGGAATCGACTCGATGAAGGACTTCACCCTGAAGAAGATCCTCACGTCTGCGTTTCGACGGATCATCGGGAACGGTCAGTCGAACCACATCATCGCAACGTTCAACCACCGCACACTGAGACACCTGATCGAGATGCGAACATCTCGACACGCAGAAGAGGAGATTCGAGCAGTCTTCGATCAGGTGTACCGAATCGTCAAGGATCGGTATCCTGCCATCTACGCTGACGCCATCGTCACCCGGGTGGATGGGTATCCAGAGATCGTCTTTACCCACTCGAAGGTCTGATGAGCGCAATCATCTCTGTCGACGGCATGTACCGATACTACCTTCACCGGCTGTTGGTAACGGGTACCGGGCGAGCGTGTTGGATCATGCTCAACCCCAGCACAGCGGATGCTGTCTACAACGATCCAACCATCAACCGGGTGATCGACTTCACCCGACGGTTCGGATGTCGTGAAGTCGAAGTCGTCAACCTCTACGCGTACCGTACGTCGAAACCGACCGAGTTGTGGAACGCGTACAAGGAGAACTTCAACATCGTCGGTCCAGAGAACGACACTCACATCATGCAGGTGATCTCACGTTCGTCACTTGCCATCTGCGCATGGGGAGCGATTCCAGTCAACGCTCGAAAACGCGCTCAGTCGATCATCGACACGATTCGGAACGTCGGTAAGCGTCCCTACGTACTCAAACTCAACCAGGACGGTTCTCCACAGCATCCGTTGTTCGTTCCAGGTCACACACTACTCAGGGAGTTGAAGTGATCACCCATGTCAAGAAGCGGAACGGCAAGCTCGTTCCGTACGACCATGCCAAGATCGAGTTGGCAATCGCCAAAGCGTTTCAGGAAACCAAGGAAGGTGACTCGATCGCCGATGCCAACTACATCGGCCGAAAGGTCCTGTCAGCGTTGTTGAGAGCCGAACGTCTCACACCCGGGTTGACACCTACCGTCGAGGGGATTCAGGACGTTGTCGAACGCGAACTGATGCTCGAGGGGTTCACGAAGACAGCGAAGCACTACATCCTGTACCGTGAAGCGCGTACCAAACGTCGAGAAGTCGAAGGGTTGATCCCTGAGCACGTTCGGAAGTTGACAGCCGACAGCAAGCAGTACTTCCGTAACCCCCTGGCTGAGTTCGTGTACTACCGTACCTACTCCCGGTGGATCGATGCTGAGAATCGCCGTGAGACGTGGATCGAAACCGTCAACCGGTACGTCGACTACATGTACGAAGTGCTTGGTGACAAGCTCGCATCGTTGGAGTACGACCAGATCCGATCGAGTATCCTGTCGATGGAAGTGATGCCGTCCATGCGGTTGATGTGGGCTGCCGGCAAGGCTGTGAAGCAGACGAACGTGTGTGCGTTCAACTGTGCGTTCATCGCTCCCAACTGTACCCAAGACTTCGCCGAGATCTTGTACATCCTGGCGTGTGGTACTGGAATCGGGTTCTCAGTCGAGTCACGGAACATCCAACAACTCCCTGTCGTACAGCACCAGGGGAAAGGGAAACCGCTCGGGTTCCAGGTACCTGACAGCAAGGAAGGGTGGGCAGATGGTCTCGCGTACGGCATGAACGCCTGGCTAGCGGGGTTGGACGTCAACTTCGACTTCTCACTCCTACGCCCGGAGGGTGCGAGACTCAACACCATGGGTGGTAGATCGTCCGGTCCGAAACCGTACATCGAACTGCTCAACTTCGTACGTGCCAGGATCCTGAAACGACAGGGTCGTCGTCTGACCAACCTTGACGCTCACGACATCATCTGCAAGATCGGTGATGCCATCGTAGTGGGTGGTGTTCGTCGCAGTGCTCTGATCTCGCTTTCGGATCTCGATGACATGGATCTGCGTCACTCGAAGGAAGGTCACTTCTACATCACGAACGGACAACGAGCTCTGGCGAACAACTCGGCCGTGTACGAACAGAAGCCCACCAGTGCAGAGTTTCTCGACGAATGGCGTGCTCTGGTACAATCACATTCGGGTGAACGTGGCATCTTCAACCGTGGTGGGTTGTTGGAACAGATCCCGAGCCGTAGGGTAGACTGTTGGGATGCCCACGGTCACATCGTTGGTGGTCGTATCGTCTCACAGGTCGGAACGAACCCCTGTGGAGAGATCAACCTCTTGTCGAAGCAGTTCTGCAACCTTACCGAGGTTGTGTGTCGTGAAGACGACTCCGTGGTCATGCTGCGACACAAGGTGCGAATCGCTACCATCCTCGGAACGTTCCAGTCGATGCTGACCAACTACCCCTACCTGTCGAGAGCATGGCAAGACAACTGCGAACGCGAACGACTCCTGGGTGTGTCACTCACCGGGCAGTGGGACTGTCCCACGATACGTAACGAGAACGTGTTGGTGGAGTTACGAAACGAAGCGATCGAGACGAACGTCGAGTTCGCTGAGCGGTTCGACATCAACCCATCCACGGCCATCACCTGTGTGAAGCCCTCTGGTACGGTGTCGCAGTTGACAGACTCCTCACCGGGCATGCATCCTCGACACTCTCAGTACTACATCCGTAGGGTACGGATCTCCGGACACGATCCTCTGTTCCAGATGCTCAAGGATCAGGGGATGGCATACTTCCCAGAGGTGGGTCAGACGTACGACACGGCGAACACGTGGGTGTTCGAGTTTCCGGTTCAGGCTCCGGAAGGTACGTACAGCCGTGACCTGTCTGCACTCGATCAACTTGAGTACTGGCGAATGGTGAAGGAGACCTTCACCGAACACAACCCGTCCGTTACGATCTCGATCGACGAGGATGAGTGGGTCATCGTTGCCAACTGGCTCTGGGAGCACTGGGACATCATCGGTGGGTTGGCATTCCTGCCGCGTGACGATCACGTCTACCAACTCGCACCGTACGAAGAGATCTCGGAGGAGAAGTACCACGAGCTGATCGCGAAGTTCGTCCACATCGACTACGCGAAGATCGTCACGTACGAGAAGGACGACCGAACCGAAGGTTCGAAGGAACTCGCCTGCGCTGGCGGAGCTTGCGACATATGAGGAGACGAACATGATCGTAAAGTGTGAGTCCTGCAAGAAGTTCTACGACGACGAGTTCCGTACGACAACCTGTCCACATGAAACTTTCCCGGCGAACGACGGACGTAATCACTTCAGGCACCACTTGGAGAGTTACTTGTCGGAGAGCCCTCCGCCGAAACTGTCAAAACCATGAGACTCGCAGCTTTCGACCCCGGTGGTACGACAGGCGTCGCGATCATCGATCTCGACGTCGAGCAGCTTGTGTGGTGTGGACAGTTCAAGACACCACCGTACCAGGGGTTGGTCGAGTACGTTAGCCAGGCAGGGATCATCGTCTGCGAGTCGTTCGCAGGGAATACAGCGAACCCGGATCACCAGGCGACCGTCCGGTTGATCGGCTTCCTCGAGGGGTTGTGTGAACTTCGCGGTCTCCCGTTCGTGTTGCAGGTACCTTCGACTCGGTACCCATTCCGAGAGACAGCTCGACGCCAGTTGACGGAGTACCACGTGCATGCTGCAGATGCGCTCGCACACGGACTGGCGTACATGAACTTCCGGAAGCACCAACACTCGCCGTCCACTGATGTCCCGCCTGCTCAACTTCGATGAGTCCCAATGCCAGCGTTGCTTGACGCCCCGAACGTCAAACGAGCTGGAGAGGTGCTTGCGGTGTGGACGGCGGGTGTGCTTGTCGTGCTTCAGTCCCAACAGGATCTGTCGTGTATGCGTGCAGGAAGTGATCGAGGAGCAGTCGAGTGACAAATGAACTGATGCCGGTGTTCGACCGGTCCGGCGCCGTCATCAAGCTCGCGTTGCACGCTCCCAACGGGTACGCACCCAAGGCGTACGGTGAACGGAAATCCGAGTCGGACTCGTCTCGGTACACGTTCCCACCGGAGCCATTGTCGGTGCAGGAACTCAGGGCGGCCATCCCTGATCTGAAGTTCACAGACGACCTGAAGGGTTGGTACAACGGGTTCGTGGACTGGTTCTACGAGTCCGAACGACAGAA